TTTTGCCAAACCTATACTGATATTGTCTATTTATTTCTTGACCATGATACATTGTCCACCTAAAATTACCCCAACTTTTATTAACCCAGATGGTCATTGGGTGTTTGGGATATGCACTTTTATATACGGGAAACACATCATCTGCCAGATTTTGGATTCGATTCCTGACGGAAGTTGATAACATCTGACAAGTTTCCAATAACATTTTTGGAATATGTTTGTCGCATAACATTCGTGCTGATGTATCTGGTGCAGTATCTAAATGAAATATATTCATGCTACTTTATCCTTTCTTTTTGCTTTGTCTTTTAAGTCAAAGTATTTCATAGCCTCTATAATTTTTATAGTGCCATTGATTGCTTTTGTCTTAAGTTCTTCGTACTCTTTTCTTTGTTGCTCTGTCATTTAGTTTGTCTCCAATGTAAGTGTATGCCATGTGTAATTCTATATCACGCATCACAATCTGCTTCTTCATAACAGTATATGCTGAGGTATATCCTACTATCGCCATAGTAATCATCATTCCCAGTAGTATAATATTAGTCAACATTTTCTTTCCTTTCTTTTATTAGTTTGCCTTCGTGTTCCCACCACATTCTCGCTTCTGCTCTGTCGTAGGCTTCTCTATCCTCATCAAGTTGTGTCAATAGTTTTTCCTCGTAGTCAGATAGATTTTCTTCGTGTCGTCTTTCTTCTAGTTCCATTAGCCATGCTTTTACTTTACCCATTATCTTCCTCACTTTCTACTGTTGTTTCAATGCACCCATTCCAATCGGTTCTGTCATGGGCTTCGCTATAACCCTCTCCGTTATGTGCTTTTTCTTCTGCTTCAAGTTTGCTGTTAGCCTTGACAAAATATGTTTCTTGTTTGTCAAATGTTATCACTACTCTGTATGTTTTCATTACTTAATTATACTCCTTTCATTAATAAAGTCAAGTTGACATTGTGTCGCATTGGAATAGTGGGTGAGAATCGAACTCACTTGAAAGGATTTGCAATCCTCTGCATAACCAATCTGCCACCACTATATTCGAGAATACACGACATTGTCTCGGAATAAATCCGAAGGTCTTTATATAACAGATCCGACCCTTATGTTCCCCTAATATACGATTTAAAATATAATATAATATATTTATATAGTATATAGACGAGCATAGCACTATCTTTTCTGCCAACCCTCGTGTTTATGTCGGAGATATGTCGCATATCTACACCAGCGAGGACTATGCAAACGCATAGTTATTACCATGACTATCCCAATTTCTAACATTTGGACTGTTAAATGTGGGTAGTAGTTGTGGTAGCCTATTTATTGTAGCATTTACATAGTTTAAATTGTTAGGTAATCCTAGAAAAGGATTCTCTTTTGATAAAGGAAATGGTATTGTGCATCTAGGTAGCACATCATACGGATCTAAAGTTTGTCCTGTCTCCGAGAAGTTCGGGATACTTTCCTTTGCTTTCTTATATAAACTAGGATATGAACGCCATATGTTAGGTTGCCTTAATATTTTTCTCATCACTTTGTGATGGGGTTCGTCAACTACACATTGGCTTAGCCATTGAGTGTAAGGTATTCTTTCGCCTAGTATACCCATAGCATAATGACTATCGCTATAGTTAATCTTCTGCTTGTATTGATCTACGAACTTCTGAATATTTTCAGCAGTTTTACTTAGCATTTGAAACCTATGTATGCCTTCAACAATCGCAGGTTTAACTTTGACCATAACAAATTCTGTATTCTTTAGATACATATTGTTGTTTGTTGAACTCATATCGTTTATCAAGTTCGTTAGTCTATGACCTTGATGATCGTTCTCACTACGATTATATGCTGATCGTAATAGGCTTCTCTCAACCAACACTTGAGAAGATTTGCGTTGAGCCAATATCATTTGTCGATATGGTATAAGTTCGCCACTCTCATCTATCTTGGTAGAGTAAACAACCAAACCATATGAGTGATATGGTATTGATCTTATTGGTATTAAGTTTTCGTGTTCCATATGTGCCCCCCTTATTTGTCGTCAGTCTTGCGATCTATTAGTTCATCTATTGCGTCATACATATCGCCTTCATCTGCTGTGATGAGATCGCCTAACATCTCAGCCGTGCCTGTAGGATTGTGATATACAACCTCATTTATGTCGCCTCTTGATAAGCCAACCAAGTCGGCTAGGTTGTATGGCATATTATCGTCACACAAATCTACTTGCTTCTCTTGTTTGGCTTTCTTAGTTTGTTTGTTTTTCCATGTATCCATTTGGATTATGTTATCATCATGGTATGAATCAAATGCTGACCACCTATTGTTGTAATAACTTAGACTAGGTTTGTGGGTAGATATGGTGTCAGTCTTGACATCATAGTCGCTACCCATACCACGCTGTATTGAGTAGGTATTTGATAGCCACATATTGTCCATTGTTTCGCCATGATCTTCGTTGATGATTGTGAACTTACCATTGCTTCCGTCAAGAAATAATAGTTTGTCAGAGCCGATTGAACCCTCAATCATTTCTTTCCAATCATTGTTGTATAATAGTTCGGGATTCTGTGCCAACATAGGTCTTAGAATCCACTTTACATATTGATGTGTATCTGATTTGTCTACATCAATCATTGGTGTTGGTAATTGAGGCCCGTTATGCATAACCCATATAGATCTGTTATGCTGTTTCATATTGAGAACTTCAAATGGGTGACAGTTAGATTTGTTAGTGCCACCATTAGTAGTAAATCTGAAATGTAAACCCATAGGGATTTTCATATCTTTGAACTTATCCCATAGTTTTACGACATCACTCTCAGATTTAGGAAGTTCCTTGAATGTTTGTATCTTGCCGTCAGCAAGAAACATACCACCAAATCCGTCAGAATTATTGTGGTATGCTGATGTTAGTAAGTTTTGTTTTAACTCACTAGCATTATCTGATTTGATAATTAAACACATTAGTATTCCTCGCTTTCTGTTCTTAGTCGTTTAGTATTACCCTTATTATAGCCCTTGCGAACTAGCCATGAGAATAGGTAAGGATATGTACCCTTATTCTCAGATGTATTCATATACTCAACGAAGTTGGTATATGATAACCTATTTACTGTGTCGGTATCTCTATCCATACCAACAGTACCAACAAAGTTGCATAGTGCGTCTACAAATTCTAGGTTTCGCAGTATGCCTTGCTTTGCAATATTACCTCTGAATATTCTGAACTCGATTGTCTTTGGCTTGTGCGTAGCCAATGCTTCATACTTATCAGAACGATTTAGTGCGTCTTTTACTCGTTTGAATTTCTTAGCCGACCATTGACGGGAATCACGACCAGCAATCTTTTTAATGAACTCTGCATTGCGTGTACCATTTATGAACACTAATAGTTTGCCAATGTCTAATGGCGTTAGTGATGCTCTGTCTACATGAACATGCATACCACAAGTCGCAGTATTCCAAGATGATAGACTATCTGCATAATTCTTTTCACAGAATTTTGTCCACCTATCTTTATGTACACTTAGTGTTGCAGGTGCAGTCACGATCTCAAATCCATTCTCTAATGATCCGTCATGTTTGCATAATGCAAAGCCACTCATAGTTTCGTGTATATCGTGGACTATATCGCTAGGACAATCATTGCGTCTTTCTGTTTCTATTTCAGTAGAGATATGTCTTGTTTCATTGTTAGTCGATTGAAAATCAAGTTGTTGTGTCACATCATAGTCGTATGGATAAACACCATATCTGTCCTCATCTTCTTCGGGATATTCGTCTACATGGTAGTATTCATCATGCCCCTCGTGATATTCGTAGTTATCTCTGCAACAATCGCCAACCCAATCGTTACGCATATCAATATATATTGAATCATCACGATAGGATATCTCGCCACAATCAGAGCAAGTTATGATCTCATCTTCTACTTGGTTTTTTGCGTTCCATAATCTGTCTTTTAGTTTGCTACCATGCCAATCATTCTCTAGATTACAATGCGTAAATAAATCTCTGAACTCACCAATTAAGTCATCAGGAAACACAGATAACTCGTTAATGTTAAGATTAAACCTTGACTGTAATGTCCACACACTAGTATTTTTAATTCTAAAATGTTTGTACATTTCATACAAAGTTGCACCAGTCAGTTGATTGTAGGTGCTTCTCAGTTCATTTAATAATGTCATAATTACCTCACTTTCATTTCATTATTAAAACCATTATAACAAAGACCACGACAAAGTAAATTGTCCACTTTGTCGCAGTCATAACTTTATCAAAGTCAATTCGCAACATATCAAATTAGCCATTAATAGTTGTGGTATCAACCTTGATAGAACTCTCAGTATCAAGAGAATTGCTAGTATATAATACTGTAAATCCTTGTTTCTTTAACTGAGTATTAAATCTTGAGTATGTTGCTGGATAGGGTTTTGTATCTCTATCCAAATGTGGTGTTTCAGTATTTGCCATACTCAATGCAAAGTCATATAGTGCTTTAACATTTCCAAATACTTTAGGCACATCTAAGTAATTAGATTGAGCCACATATACAGTTTTAGCCATGTTTACCTCCTATAGCCATTAGTACAAATATTACCATTTAACCATGCTTTTTGTAGATCGGTAATATCTAAGTCGTCTAGTCGTTTGTTAGATTGTGAGTGTATTCGATCAGCAAATCTATGCTTATCAAATCTGTTATTACTACTTGCCATGATATATACGATATCATCTACCATAGCCTTAGTAGGATTATGCTTTGCTATCAAGTCAGCAAATTCTATAAATTGTTTTTTAGTTAGTGCCATGTTTTACTCCTTAATTAGTTCTTTTCTTACTCTTACTGTAATCTCTCTCATCTTTTCGTAGAGATTAATTTTCTCATTTAGGGTTATAATTCCCTCGTCATAAGCCGATCTGTATTCGCTGAGTAAATCACTCTCAACTTTATTAATCGCCATTTTTATCGTATCTTGTACACTCGCCATTTTATTACCTCGCTATATTTAAGTCTAGTATGACACAACCATTTTAAAAGTCAATGTCACATTCTGTCGCACCTAGCAGTTATCTGCTAGATGCTAATTTCATAAATTTTTCGTAATCGGGGTGGGCTTGAGCCTTGCGAAGCAAAGCAACACGACCACCATCTGAAAGCCTTTGTTTTTCAGATTTAAAGACATAACCTGTAAAAACAGATTTCGCCGAACTTTCATATTTATCTTTTTGACCATTAAAAATCGGTGCTTTACCAATCGGTAAATAGCCACGACCAATGATCCCCATTCTTGATTTCATAACAACCTCACAATCTTTAACCATTATGGCACAACCAATCTGAATGTCAAGAAGTAATTTGATAGTGCGACCAAAATGTACAAAGTAATAAATTATGACCGACTAATTAACTTAAATAATCTAAATTAATAACATCAAATTAGTTGTTTAAAGTAGGTTAATTCTGACAGAATAAAAAATTAAATCAAGTAAAAAACGCATTTGTGCGACATTCTGCCACACTGCGACAATTTGCCGAGTAAATGCGACACTATATCCTGCGACAAAATGCCTCATGTGACATATTGTCGCACCTTATTTTGGGCGTGAGGTGTCCTACGATTTACACGCATCATTTTTTCTTCCTACTTAAGTGTAGGTGATAGCCCATTATGGGCTATCATCTAGACTTAAAATAAATTCTCAGTGCAGTCGGGGTGCAGGTTTTTTGGCATTGTGCCAATTTGTCTCGCAAACCACCCTGCGTCATTTTGCCACACTTTGTACACGGGTGCGACTTTTTGTCCCATGTAGATTTTAGTATTATTTTTAACCTTTCGCTTGATCCAACCGAAAGATTTTGATTTCATTAATGTATTTTCCATGATTAAATCCTAGCACGATTTTAAAATTAAGTAAATTGGTCAGATTGTCGCAGGGGTTTTGGGGGTGGTGTTCGTAGTTTGTTCTTTTTTGGAGAGTCCTAGCAAGTAATAAATTATTACTTTGAGCAATTAGGTTATAGTATATGGCTTTTGTATACCTAGACGGGGTTTAAGGATATACCCCCCACCCCCAAAAACTTGCCTTGCCGTGCACATACATATGCATCAAAAAAAATTTTAGCAAAAATTTAGACTTTTTTTCTAAGCTGGTGTATATAATCGTGTATCTGCAGATCAGGTCTGTTAGGATTTCGCGTGCCCCTCTCCTCGGATAGATAGGAAGAGAGTATATCCACAAATTCCTTGGGGCTAAGGTTATTAGATAGTTTTTTGAGATAGCGGCTGATATGCCGCTTTATTTTATCATGGGTTAGTATTCTATGAGATTCTTTCATAGCGCGCGCTAACTCCTTTCATTCTATGCGAGGGGGTATGCCCGAAGGCATTTTTAACCCCCTCTTCTTACAGGAGACACCCTCGGGGAGAGGGATGCTGTAATGCTACCATAAGAACCCTTGTTTATGCAAGAGGTGTATGTTATAATTTTTTTACATGGATACAAATAAACCCTTGACAGGAAGACAGGAACTCTTCTGTCAGGAATACATCAAAGATCTAAATTCAAAGGCTGCGGCTAAACGGGCAGGCTACTCTGATAAAGTAGCTGATGCAAAGTCCTATCAGTTCTTGAGAATGGAACGTATTAAGAATAGAATCTCAGAACTTAAACAGGAATCAATGCGTAGATTACAGCTTGATGCAGATGATATATTAAGAAGGTTAGTACGTATCGCAGATCAGACAGAACAGACAGGCGACTATAATGCTGCTATTAGAAGTTTAGAATTATTAGGAAAACACAAAGCGTTGTGGACTGATAAGACTATAAACGAAACAACTTTAGTAAATGCATTTGCATCTGGTAACTCTGAAGAAGATATACAGCGAGATGTAGAACGCTTAAAAAGAATAGCTACACCTAAACTAAAAGTCATAGCAGGAGACAAGAAATGATTTTAACACCTAAGCTCGAGCCGTACGCAGGACAAACGAATATAGATATTTATTCACAGATAGTTTTGTGGGGCGGAGTTGCATACATCAGAAGATAGAGACGCAGCCACAAGGCTAGCAGTTAAGCAAGCGCGCGAAGATTTACTAGCATTTGTAATGCTAATGAATCCTAGTTTTAATGTAGGACCACATCATCGTTTACTTTGTGACCAACTCATGCAGTTGGAACAAGGAGAAACTGATAGACTTATGGTTTTTGTTTCTCCGCGTTCTTCTAAGTCACTAATTACATCAACATATTTCCCTGCTTGGGCGCTAGGTCGTAATCCTTATTGGCAAGAAATAGCAGTATCTCACTCAGATGATCTAGCAACTAAGTTTGGCAGAGCTATTCGTGATATAATAAATACTACAGCATACAATACAATCTTTCCAAAAGTAAAAATTAGAAAAGATAATAGAGCTGCAAACTCCTGGGCGCTAGAAGAAGGGGGCAAACAAGCGGGAAGTTTCTTAGCAGCTGGTTCTGGATCTGGTATTGCAGGTTTTGGTGCGCACTTAGCTATCATTGATGACCCTATATCAGAGCAAGATGCGTTTTCAAAGACTAGAAGAGAGCAATTAAACGAGTGGTATTCCTCTGGTTTGCGTACAAGACTCATGCCAGGAGGAAAAGTTGTGCTAGTTATGACAAGATGGCACGAAAATGACTTAGCTGGTCACCTTTTAAAGCAACAAGAAGCGTCACCACTAGCAGATAAGTGGTCTGTTGTGCGAATACCTGCAATAAATACTGCAGAATCTGCAAAACAATTAGAAAAAGCTAGAAACTTTTTGATAGATCAAGGGTATTTACAGGAATCTTACCCCAAACCTAAGTTAGGTCACTCTTTTTGGGAGGCACCTGACCGTGAAAATGGTTTTTGCTGGGCAACAGAGGACATAATACGTACAAAAAACAATACACCTGCTTTTAAATTTGATGCATTGTACTTACAAAACCCATCATCGGAGACTGGGGGCATAATACAGGTAGATTATTGGCAAGATTGGTCTAGTGAAGACCCTCCTCAGTGTGATTTTATAATACAATCGTGGGATACTGCGTTTTCTACTAGAACAACAGCAGATTATTCTGTAGTTACTACGTGGGGTATATTTAAAAAAGATGAACTTAGTTTAGCTAACATGGTTTTACTGGGTATGGAGAAAGGTCGCTGGGATTTTCCTACACTCAGACAGAAAGCCGTAGATAAATTTATAAAACACAAGCCAGATTCTGTGGTTATTGAGAAGAAAGCTTCTGGTCAATCATTAATTCAAGATTTAAGATTAGCAGGTTTACCAATTCAAGAGTATCAACCTGATAGAGACAAAGTAGCTAGAGCATATGCAGTAAGTTCTTTGTTTCACAACTCTAGAATCTTTGCTCCTTTATTAAAAAACTGGGCAAAAGAAACTGTGGAA